TTACTCTCTGGGCATCAATGATTGGACTTATACGAGTATCATCTGAATTGAGTGTAAGACTCATTTGTAGTGATTTTCCACCCACAACATTAGTGAGTTTTAAGTCCTCATTAATCTTAGAAGCAATCATTCTTGGAGTATCAAAATAATTTTTTTGATTTATTGAAATATCTTCAAATCCAGAATCAATATATGGAATTTCATTTCCACTAAAACTCTTACTGGTAGTTGTTCTTACTTGAGCAGTAATATTGGTTCCAGTAACAGAAACATTTTGAACTTGTGGTGTAATAATTTCAAATGGCATATTTTGAGTAGCTCTTATCTCTCTGCCACCAGTTGACTTGTCCCCTCCGATATAAAGTTTTGGATGACCAATATCAGTGCTTCTATCAGTTCCAGTGGTAGAACTCATATCAAGTTTAACTTTATATGAATCAAATGTAAAGGGATTTGACTCAGTTACATCACTCAAATCATGAGTTCTATTAATTCTCATCAAATTAATATTTGAGTTTTCATATTTAAATACTGGTGTTCCAATTGGATATGTTCTTGGATCAGTTCCCCTAACAATATTTCCCCCAACATTATTTCCAGAGACATTGGTATACTTGATAATTTCCTCACCAATTAAAAGATATCCAGCATTTGTAGTTCCAACTCCAACATTTTCAAAAGTAGAGAATTGTGTTCCAGATGCAACAGCGATTGCTGAGGTGGACCCGGAGTTATACTCTGCTGTTAACTTAGTTGGTTTGATATCTGGAATTACTCCAGAAATAGCAACGGAGTTTTCTGAGAAATACATTCCATGATTTTGATGGTTCACCTTGAAATGAGTTCCTTCGCTATCAATATTG